ATTGGATCAGTTACAGCAAGTCCCACAGATCCTTCTGTGTTAATATTTAATCTTGATCAAGATACTTTACCCACAGATACATTAGCATCAACTGATAAAATTATTGATCCTACTGTGAGCAGTCCTAGTAATGGATTAGCGCCTGCTACACTGGGCCAGCGTTACTTAATTACTGAAGATATCAGCGCAAGCGGTTATCCTGCTTGGGGTGTAGATGCTAAAAATCAAGATATTATACAATACAACGGCAGCATCTGGCAAGTAGCATTTGATTCTTCAACTGTAACCAGTGTGCAGTATCTAACTAACGATTATACATCAAAACAATACAAGTGGACCGGTAGTTCATGGATAAGTAGTTACGAAGGTGAATACAATCCTGGATACTGGAGACTTGTACTGTAATGACTGTTGCTGCTGGTGTAGTTTTCCTAGCTAAAGACACAGGCCGCTGTTTACTTCAATTACGCAACTCGGATAAACGCTTTAAGAATACTTGGGGCTTCTGGGGTGGCATGATTGAAAAGGGCGAAACTGTCTACGAATGTATTCAGCGCGAACTAACAGAAGAAATTGGTTTTGTTCCTGAACTAGCAAAACTCAATCCAATTGATGTTTACCAAAGCAAAGATCAGAAATTTTATTACTACAGCTTTGTATATGTAGTTGAAAAAGAGTTTAGCCCAGTACTAAATGTTGAGAGTGCTGGTTATGCATGGGTTAACATAGGTGTATGGCCGCAGCCACTACACAACGGTGCAAGACTTACACTAAACAAAAACGGTGGCACAGAAAAGCTACACACTATTCTTAAGATACACAAAGAATAAATAGTGTAATGAGTGATGTCGTAGACTTTGTACTTTTACGAATCCAGCACGAGCTAGACAAGTATAAGAAATTTAAAACTGTTCCTTTTGATTTGCTTGAGGGCGCATATTCCATTGACGAAATAAAAAATGGCTATTACGATCAGCTATCGGATAGATATAAAAAAATAGCTGACGCTCTTATCGCAGACTACGAAAAAAAGATACACGAAAACTTAGACAGTTTAAAACGTGCATTAAGAAAAGATTATACTAGCACAATGAGACTGCTAGAAACAGAGTCCAGCGAATTTAAATTTCCATCAGTACTCATAAAATACAGAACCAACATTAATCCAGTACGTGCATTATTCTACGAAACTAGAGAAATATTAAGAAGTTATAATCTAGAAAACGAATACCAAGTTTGGCTCATCGGCTTACTAACTGATCACGAGTATAATAATAAAATTATAGATGCGTTGAGTATAGATATCAAGCGACTAGAAAAAATTGTTAGTCGCTATTATCTACCTTTAACACAGTATACAGACAGTATACCTCTAGAATTATTTCATGCTAGACAGTTAATAAAAGATTTTAGACATTATAAAAATACATTTATAACTGTAAGATCCTGGGATCCTGAGGCGTAAACGGTATAAAGTTTTTTTCTGCAAAGTCTATATCATTATTCTTTGCACGGTCATAAACTTCTTTAGCGTATTCATACTTGGTAGTAGTTACTAATAATCTATCATCAGCAACTACTGCAAATCTTGTACCTTGTCTATTACTTTCTAGTGTGATCATTTTGATGTGGCTCTGTAAATGCCATCCCAGTTTTTGGGAGGACTTGCTTTGAATTCATGTATACGAGTTCTCATTGCTTCGTAATACTGAGTTAATTCACCCTTCCAACTGTGTCTCATGTCTGTGGCTAGTTTGTATGCTTTGTCCCAATCGCCATTGCGATATAGTTTTAAAAATTCTTTGTGTACTCTTTCATCGGCAGCGTCAAAATCTTCCAGCACTGTGAAAATTTGTGCTGGTTCTGTTTTACCTTTTACTGCGAGTAAATCGAGCTCAACGACTTGGTATGCTTCTCGCACATACTCAGCCGTTTTTGGTCCAATGATGATTTTGACTCCGTAGGGCTTGGATTGACCTTCGAGGCGACTAGCAAGATTAACGCCGTCGCCAAGACAGGTATAATCAAAACGCTGATCGCTGCCCATATTGCCAACAACCACAGTGTCAGTATTGATACCGAGACCCATACCAAAAGCTGGTACACCTTCTGCCTTAATTTCTGCATTGAATTCCTCTAATGATTTTAACATTTGAAACGCTGTGCGAACAGCGTCTTTTGCGTGTTGCGGATTGTTCACTGGTGCGTTCCAGAAAGCCATCTGGGCATCACCGATATATTTGTCTAGCGTACCTCTGTTCTCTAAGATAGCTTTGGTCATTGCAGTCATGTAACGGTTCATGATGCTGGTTAAGCCTTGCACGTCTTTGCCGTAGTGTTCACTAATTGTAGTAAAGCCTCTTACGTCTGTGAACATGATACTTAGTTCTTGCTCAGTGCCACCTAGCTTTAGTAGCTCTGGCTGGCGCTGTAGCTGTGCTACTAGGTCCGGACTTAGGTATGTGCCAAATTGCTTTTTAATTTGTTGCTTCTGTAAGAACTCACTTACAAACTTAACGCCATAAACGTGCAAGGCAACAAGAACAAGACCAATAGCAGTTGCCGTTGCGTCTGTGAGCATGTTGTGGTTAGCAAACAACCAATAAGAGCCACCAACGCTAGCACCGATACCAGCAACAGTTGTAGCAAGACCTACATATGTCCATCTTGACAGTAAAATAATAATTAGGCCCAACGCTAGCAATGCACCTACTTCTGCAATGTCAGCCCAATCAGCACGTTGAATGTTTACACCATTGAACATAGTGCCTACTACTGCGGCTTGTAGTTCATGTGGGTGTATTGGCCCTAGTGCAGTAGGAACCGGGTTACTAATACCAGCGGCTGTTGGGCTTACAATAACAACAGCACCTCTGAAATCTTTTGGTAGTTTTGCTAAACTCGAACTTTGTGACTTTTGACTCCAGTCAATCCACACACGGCCCAAACTGTCTGTGGTCACTGGCCCAAACTGTGGGATACGCATTTTTTCTACGCCTAGTTCGTTTAGCTTAATTTGAAAACTAGGATCTCCTGCAACAACACGAAGTACTTCTAAACTTAGTGCAGGATATAATGTTCCGTCTACACTGGCTACTAGTGGTACGCGGCGATTAACGCCATCAATTTCTGGTAGTGTATTAACTGTACCTGTACCGATTGCTAGTCCTTCATAGTTAGGCAAGTTAGCAATGATACCAGGATATTGAATTACAGTGTCTAAATACTCTGGTCCCATAATTGCGGCACCAGTTTCGCGAGGATTATTTTTTGACTTGTCCGATGGCACATTTGGTAGTATAACTGGATACTGTAGCATAGTTGCTTCCATCGCCTTGTCGCCTTTGAAGCGATCGGGTTCAGCCATTAACACATTGAATACTACTAAGCCTGCACCTCTGGCATAAAGATCTTTTACTATGCCTGCATATTGATCACGGGGGAATGGCCACTGGCCATATTTGTCTAAGGCTGCTTCGTCTATGTTTACAGTATGAATGTTGTTAACTGTAGGTGCTTTGCTGGTAATAAGTGTATCAAAATATCTTAGACGTACACTTTCAACAAAACTAGGATCTGCTGCTCTTAGACCAACAATTAAAAATAGTGTGATTAATGCAGTCCACGGGCTTAGTAAAATTTTCTTCAACATGTTATTGTCCTTGTGTTACTGTGATTGTGCCGCAGCCTCCTGCTGTTGCACAACTGTGAGTTATAGAATAGAAGTTTTGTGTAGTGCCACTTTGTGTTAGGCTAATACTTGTTGGGTTACCCGACAAGTTGATCAAAGCCATATGGCCTGCACTTCCTTCTTGAAGAACGGTAACAGATTTGCTACCGCCGGTTAATGCCAAATCCAGATAATGATTGCCATTATCTTTCTGTTGGATATTTATCGTATTGTTATTATTTGCCACTGTAGCAAAGATTCCTTTTGCACCGCCAGTGCCAGTTTGACTTAGTGTTAAACTGTTACTACTACCATTAACTGCTAAATCCACGTAATTGGTTACTGCATTACTTGTGCCGCTCTGTGTAGCGTTCACTGTATTGTTATTACCGCTACTGTAATATTTGAAATAGTTTTCTCTGGTACCACTTTGCGTTACAGTGATGCTATTACTAGAACCAATCTGTTCAATGATAACTTTAGAATCTTTTACTGTTCTACTTGTAAAGGTATTAACTTTGTTTGTGTTAACAGTATTAGCGTTAAATGAATCTCCACTACCTCCACAGCAATATGTTGGACCTGTTGGGGGAGGAGCCGGTGGAGGTGGAGCAGTACTACCAGCATTTGGGGCAACTGATGCGAACTCTTGTCCGTTAAGCTGAGTAGTACCTATGATTTCATCAATGAAAAGAATAGGGCTTAGTGCTGTGTCGCCCAAGTTAAAAGATATAAATGCTAGATCGTAAGTGCCTGTAACGGTTACTGTAATAACAATCTGCTGCCAACCAGTTGATCCATAACTACCAGTTGAATAGTTACCAGTTCCGGGATTTGTAAAACCTAGCAATGCATATTTTTGCTGACCGTTAACTGTTACAGGTCCAGCAGGCCCAGTGACTACAACCATCGATCCATCGTTGTATGGAGTATAGTCTGTGCTTATGTAGTTCCATGCATAGGTATAAGTTTTGCCAGCTTCTAACGTTACACTACGCTTTGCAAAAGAAGCGTTAGTTGGATACATGTTACCATTTGCGTAAATGGTATTTTTAATTGAAGTTGTTTCCGAACTAGTAAAGCCAAGTGTTGTCATTGAAGAGTCAAACGACGGAGAACCGCCGCCTGCTTGAATAGCTAACATGTATGTGCCATATGGCGTAACAGTCCAACACTTGCCACCACCTGGACAATAATTAGACACACCTGTGGTAACTTGTGCGCCTGAGCCGCTATCACTCCAGCCGCCGGTCTTTACTGTGGTGCTACCATTACTAACAGTCCAGTTAGTATAGTTGCCGCTTTCAAAACCCATGTTTTGTGCCGCGGCTGGTACACTTATGAAAAACAATAGTGCTGCTAAAATCTTTCTCATTTGCTCTGCCTAATAGTTACTGTATTACCTGAGTTAGGTGATGCGCCCCAGCCTAGTTTGCCTTCGTCGCCATTGTGAACGATAGTTAAATTTAAGTTTGAACTTAATCTTGCTCGCACTTCTGCATAGTGATCACTTTCTGTAGTTCTAAAGAAAGTTACATAAGGATTTGCTTCTACACAAATAATTTTATCTGAGCAAGGGCCGCCTGAACTACTGCCGCCTGCAAGAGCAGTAAGTTTAGCGTCGTCTTTGTTATTGTTTCTATTGGCATCGGCATTAGCAGTTCTAGTTACTGTTTCTTCTTCTTTTTCTTCGAAGTTGTTTTCTTTTGAACTTTTTGCCATCTGTTCTTGAACTGCTTCTGGCGGACTAATAATTAAGTCGTTGGTTACTTGACTGTCAAAACTGATTCTAGGATCAACTGTTGTTAATTTTAAAATAACAACTGCGCTCGGAGATGCATCAAAGTTAGCAACATATGTTGCACTAAATGGTTCTGTTAGTTCCACTGAGCCTGCTGCATTCTCAACTACAATCTTACCTGTTTGGCAATTAATTAATCGTTGCTCATCTGATTTAATAATTTCATTCTCATCTCGGCAGCTAGGTACTAGTACTACCAGGCTTCTACCTGCTTCGTCAACAGTCATGTGAAAATCTGTACCTCTAACTGCGATTGCAGCACTGGGCGTTTTAATATTGATACGCTGAGGATTTACTTTTGCAATTTGACCGCTGGCATAACGTACAGTACCCATGGATACTTTCATTGCTAATCTGCCAGCATCACTTTTCTTTGGATCAAAAACGAAGTCGTCAATTACTAAACGACTGTTTTCGGTAATTCTTACTTTTGTATTGTCTTTGAAATTGATGTTTACTGTGGTGCCTTTGCGTGTAGTAACTGCATCGTTGGATACAATACCTGTGTTAGGTTTTCCTGCAATAACTTGTTTTCCTCTTTGAATAGAAGAGTCAGGGCCAACCTGAGTTGAGATTTTACCAATCTCAGCCCAAGCTGGCACTGCGCTTAAAAAACATATTGCAAATGCAATACAGCGAAACATTAGTTACTCGTTGTTACATTGATGACATTGCTGCCACCGTTAACTTTAATGTTTACAGTAGTGTCAATTGTACCACCTTGTGTAGTTGTAATTTGGTTCAATGAACCAGCTACTAGTACTTTTAGGTCGTGCCCACCGACACCAGCTGAACCAGTTTGTGTGTGACGTAGAACGTTACTATCACCACTGATATCAACATCAAGTTTGCCGTTGCTACTTGTTAGTGTATATGCAAGGTCGTTTAGGTTACCAACAATCTTTGTCTTACTATTGATAGCACTGCCTGCAATAGTTTCAACTAGTTTGTTGCTGTTACCTGTAATAGTCTGATCAATGATAACACTTGTACATGCACCTGCGCTTGTTCCGCAAGTTACTAATACATCATTACCGTTCCCTGATACAACACTTGTATATGTGTTTCCGTTACCTGTTATTTTATAATTTGCTTTATTGTTATCTCCAGTCTGGCTCATAGTGACTGTGTTGCTGTCGCCAGTAATAGTAGCATAATCACTGGTGCTAACACCAATGTTATT